GGAGGGCCACGCGGTGTGATAGATTGCCGTGGCCTATTTCCTATCTCACGTTTGACGCTGCGGTCAACTCTGGTGTAAGCCGTGGGATACGTTGGACTCAAGCAGGTCTAGGTCTGAAACAAGATGGTCAAGTCGGTCAAGCCACAATTGCTGCCGCTCAGAAGGTAGTGTCAGAAGGCGATTCGTCAAAGATTTTAGCAATTGTGGACGCTCGTGTAGAATTTCTAGCCCGATTAGTGCAGCGTACACCCAGTCAAGCTGATTTTCTTCTCGGCTGGTGGAGACGGACGCTTCGGGTGTTTGGTCGAGCAATTCTTTCAGGGGATGAGTAATGGGACTACCTTTCATTGGAGACTTAATTGACGGCGTTAAGGACATCGTGTCGGAAGTCGTCGTAGATAAAGACAAACGCGATCAAGTAAATCTAGAACTAAAGAAACTTGAAGACCAAGCAACGGCGCGTCTCGACGCACAAGTTTCAAGTCAGATTGAAGTGAACAAAGTTGAGGCAGCCAGTAACTCTGTATTCGTTGCAGGCTGGCGTCCGGCTGTTGGTTGGGTTGGTGCTGCTGGTTTGGCATATGCTACTATCTTTCAGCCACTTGCTTCGTGGACAGCTGCTGTTGTGTTTGAATACAAAGGCGGCTTCCCGATCCTCGACACAGAGTTGTTGTGGGTTGCACTAAGCGGCATCCTAGGTATCGGTGGTATGCGTTCGTTTGAGAAGTACAAAGGAGTTGCAACTGACAACTACGCTGTACAGCCCCCTATTGCAGGGGCTAACCAGACGACTGTCGATGTGACGAAAGAAGGGGAGGTCAACGTAGCAACTAATACCACGCCAATCTCCCCGACTCCTATCGCAACTCCTGTAGTTCAGAAGAAAAAGAAAAAGTTTAAAATCTTCTAACCATGAGCAGGTGGAACAGGCAAACCTTTGAAATGATTTTCAATAGCTTGCCTGAGCCACTTCTTATGCTCATCGCTGCCGTGTTGGATAGCCGGCCAAAGCGTCGCAATTAATGTCTCTAGCTTATAGACACGGGCTTCAAGTACAACGGCTTTTTTCGCTAGTTCGAGTACAGCAGCCATCACTCGATCCAGAACGCTTCCTGAACATCGTGGTTCGGGAAGATCAAACGTAACTTAAAGTGGGGGCCTCCGGGATACTGGGCGTCCCCCTTTTCGTGTGGTTCGACATCGAGGTGAATGTTACTCATACGACGCTGGTTGAACTTCGCAACACGCTCTGCTAGAGTTTTAACCTCGTTAGCTGATGTGCTATACAGTCCAACCTGCGTCACCTTTTTATCTTCAATCACTGCGCATTTCCTCTAGCATCTTGTGCTTAGCCAGTGAGAACATGACGATAGCGTCGTAATTTGTCTGAACGGCTGGACCCCAACCAAACAACTCGATCCCGTGCTCCGTCATCATTACTACGGCAGCGCCAGTAACGCCTTCGTACTTACCCATAGTAATGTCCGTAGCAAGCTGCTCTGCCATCTCTGCTACGTTGTCTGAAGGTACTGCATCTGCCTTAGGTGGCACGAGTCGCAGAATCTTCTTTTCGTTGTCTTCATCCATCACTTACTGCTCCAATTGATACGACTTCACATACGCCTGCGGTGCAAGCGAGTTCTTGACTTCCCGAGGTAGTGTCTTCGGTTTCATAGAAGCGAAGATCAGACCACTCAATAGTTTCAGGCATTTTAGCTTTAGCTGCGATATACTCTTCCTCGGTGATTTCGGTGTACGGTGCTTGCTTATACGTGCCATTATCGTATGGCAAGAAGCTGACCCCGGAAAGCTCGTCAAAATGTTCATAGACCCAAGCTCCTACAGCCATCCATTCTTCATCACGCACGTAGACCGTACACGACGGCTTATGCTCACACCAGTTATCTTGTAGTAGCTTCCACAACTCCAACTGATCAATTGCCGTCATCTGATCACGACGAACAGACTTCTCAGGCACTTCAATCGGGAACGAGAAGATCGACGTAGACCCTACAGCCATGTTGTCATCTTCACAGGGGATACCTGCTTCCCGTAGGAACTGCGTTAGGGGGTCTTTGTTGTCCGCCCGAACCGTGCGAATATAACGACGTGCAAAGCTAGGGTGCAGACCAGAAGCGGAGCCAACAAGCTGTGAAACAGTACCAGAAGGCTTAACACAAGTAGTAGCAGTAGATGGACTAATGCCCAACCTTCCTGCCCATTCGACGTTGGTTTCCACGACAATGTCGCGAAGGGCGCGGAGATTTTCCGCCGTAAGTAGCTCCACATTGTCGCAAACTCCGGTTAGTGAGACGCCAAGTAGACGCTCTTCGTTGCAGTTGTCAGCCCATATTTTCCTCAGGTATTTGAAGTCGGTGAAGGTGCTTTGGATAGTACCAAGGATACTCGCAATCCTCGCCTTTCGAGAGAGTGAATCCATAGTATCGTCTGATCGGACAACGATTTCAGTGAGGTTGCAGAACTGGTAGGGACGGAGGATAATTTCGCTGCAAGGATTTGTACCAAATTCATGCGATGCGTCTCGGCGTCCATTTCGTCCAGCAATTCGCTGACAAGCATAGCGGCTGAATAGTCCGCGCTCTCCTGATTGGCTGTCATGTAGTGCTTTCCATTCTGACATAAAGAGCGGCATTTCAGGACGGCGACGCTCGTAAACCGCACTGTTGTTAGCTAGTCGACGATGGCCGTTACGGACCCACCACTCGCCAGTCTTAGCAACGCGCATACGGTCGTCAATCACGTCAGACAAGCTGATCATAGCAGAGCGACGTACGCCACCAACAACCACAATGTCACCGATCTTACACATGATATCGTGACATTCAAGGCTCGTTAGACGACGTCCACTTGCTCGCTTAAAGATAGCAATAACGAACCGGAAGAGGTCTTCGAGAGGCTCTGGACCAGATGCTCGGCCCCCGAACGTTTTGAGTCGGGCACCCGAAGGTCGTACTGCTGATACGTCCCATTTGGGGACTTGACCAACGTAGAGAAGACCCAGCAACTCCCGAAAAGCCTTGGCCCATCCCTCCTTACTATCTCCGACCCGGACTGTAGAGTCACTGTCGGTAAATTCTTCAGCGATGGTCGGGAGCTTACTGACGTACTTGTCTTCGACACTGTAGCCTACTCCGGTTCCACACATAAGAATGTACATCGCCTCGTCAAACGAACGAGGACTTTCGACAGGCAGGTAAGCACAGTTGTAACCCGCTACGTTACAGCGATCAAGAGCTGTGCCAGCGGTCATCAACGCGCGCATCGAAGGCATTACTTCGAGATTGTAGATAGCCTCACGAACGTTTTCCCAACCTTCCATCATATTTACATGGTCTTGAGCGGGCGGTGCAGCTTTATTCCAATAATATTCTACAAGACGATCAACCGTCTCACCCCAATTCTCTCGTCGCTTATCCTCCTCACGCCAGCGAGCGTACCGACTAACGCCGATAAACTCTTGATAGTAGTTGTCGAACGGTGTACTATTCTTCATCCCATTCCTTTATTTGGGGTTGACTTCTTAATAATTTGCGAGAGGTTGTCTGCCAAACCCTGTGTCGGAATAAAGTTGACCCAAGGCTTCGGGCTATCGGATTCCGCGACTTCGGGGGCTTCCGTCTCTTTGCCATATTCAAATTCCTCTAGCATGTCGAGGTAGTGCCTAGCCTTAGCCAAGTCCTCCTTTCCATTCTTGAGGCGGAAACGACAGATGTACTTGACTATGTTCGCTTGGCACCAGTCGAGCTGGTTACGCTGACAGAACTCAGCAGGTTGAATAGCAAACGAACGGTAGGGAGAACCGTAGCGATCCTCCCCAACTTGCCTATCAAGAGCGCTCAAGCGCGGACTCCTCCGTCGCCGTGTTCGTCGCCGTCGTCCACATCCCCCAAGTAGGAATACGGGTCTTCGTCTGCACCTTCTTCGTCTGCTCCGTAGTCACCGAGCCAGAACGAGAAATCCCCAGCCTGACCATCAGGCGTTCGATAAGGTGCTTCATTCGGATCGACTATCGTCACTGTCTTCATCGTTTGTCCCTCTAAGCCCGCAATATTCTGCTAGGTCTTCATATGCTACTTCAATATCATCTTCAAACATCTCGATGAAATCCTCCGTCGAGATTTGAAGAAACTCTGCTAACTCCCACGATTCAAACCGATCTGCTAGCGTACGCTTAAACTCTTTGTCAACCATCGCTTATCGCTTCTTTATTTTGTTCCCACCACTCATGACAGCGAAAGCAATCACCTTCAAAGCGATAGTACTCTTCTTCTGTAATGTCTTTACCGCATGTTCCACACCAAGGTGTTTCAGTCTCCGTCATTAGGTTCTTGACTTTCGTATGTACCGGGAATGTACTGCTCTTTGACTACACAGATCGTGCATTGACCAGCATTCATGTAGTACGTGTCTTTGCTAATCTCGACACCGCACGTTTGGCAATTGCTATACTCTTCAACCATTGCCGTATTCCTTTGCTATCTGGTTCAAGCTGATCCACTGGAAGTCGTAGAGACCGTCCTCCACATTGTCACAGATCGCGACCCCTCGACTCCACATGTCGTTTGCTCGACCTGCATATCCGGCCTGATAGTCGATATAAGAGCCCACAACGAGTCCCATAAGTGAGCGTCCGGGTGTCCTGTCAATCTTATAGTCAGTGACGTGTGAGTGTCCACAGGTGCTGCTTTCGTTTGTTTTCTTTATGATAGTCCAAGCAGGGTGCTGACCACCAATTGGGCGACCCATGACACCACTTGTAAAATAATGGCTATAAGCGATACCGTCAATACGAACAGTGTCAAGAAACGGATATACTTCCCAAGGAAAATCCTTATAGCCGATGTCTTCATTCTTGACGTGTCCTTGGAAGACGGGATTAGCTTCGACGAACCTAGCGGGCCGTATGTCGTGGTTACCCAAAGTCCACACGAAGCGGGGTAGCTTTTTCTTATGCTTCCGTACCTCGTGAAATATACGTTCTTGTGCGTCAATCGCGACCTCACAGTCAGCTTTGTAACGTGCGCCTTCCAACTCGATTGGTTTAGAGTGGAAGCAGAGGGAAGCCATGTCTGCAAGATCACCGATGTTTACGACAACATCAGGACGGGTATCGTGGATAAGTTTCCCTACCCACGTAAACCTGTCGTTGTTGTAATCTGGATGAGCATGACTATCCGGGATGATTAGATGGCGTGTGCCCATCCAGAATACCTTTAATTGTTAACAAGCGCTTTGTAAATCTCCGGCCACCTATTCCTTACGAGAGCTTCGAAAGGATTTGTTGGGATCAGAGGAACAGTCTGACTAAAGAGCCTGTTCAATTCTTCGATAGTCGCTTTATCCATTTGAGGAAGTAGCTGCTACCTGTTCGTCGTACTTAGCCCGCAATTCGCGGTAACGATCATCACGGATGCGCTGAGGCTGTCCGTATACGTAGCTCAAGAGTTCGAGTAGTTCGTCTCGATTAACGAGTTCCTTAGATGTAGCCACTTCTGTATTCTCCTTTGTAAAGGGGTTCTTCATTATTCAGTCCACCATTCGATAGGTATCGAGCCTTCGGCCCAAGGGAAACCAGCGCCTTCTGCCCACTGTGCGTACGTCTTGCCGTTCCTACTTAACTTTGTTCGGGCGTTCTGAAACACGAAGCGGATATCAAGTTCTGGTCGTGCAGCTTTTACAGCTGCCATCTTCCGTCTATCCCAAACGTCGAGCTGTCCTTTGGCTTCTACAAGTATCCCGTTTGACAGTCTGAAATCTGGTTGGTAGCGGAAGTGTATGCTATAGTCTATTATAGCATCTTTCGGCTCAAAGTCAAGCTCTTTTTTACTAGCCTTTGCAAGACCGAAAAGAGATGCCTCAAACTTTGAACGGAAATGGTTGTCCTTTGTCTTGACCCTTACGGATCGCTTGCCTGTCATCGTGTAGGGACCTCAGGCACATCGGGCAGCTTCGCCACATGAGTGAGGTGTCGAGGACCAGATGAGTACAAGAAGGTTCGTAGTCCCGGCCAGCAGGGGTCATCTTTAGCGTTCTTGAATGCGCAATACGAGCATTGGACAGAGAGCTTCCGATTTCCGCTCTTGCCGTCTTCAACGTCGCTGTAGCATCTTGGAGGCTTCTCAGGCGACGCAATAACTTCCTTGAGGTGCGCCACTCTATCTCTAACACCAAAGCCATTGGTAATAGAAGTGCCAACAGGCAGTACGCAAATATCTCCATGAACCTTATCGAACGCTAAGAAAGCGCCTCCTGTTTCGGGGGTGAGAACTGAGGCGTATCCGCTGATTTGACCGATGTATCCAAACGAATCGTTCTCGAATAGAGTTCCTCTCTCAAACTTCGTGAAAGACTGAGGACTTGCCGATTTGACATCGACGGTAACTCCGTCAATAATTGCGTCAATATGTCCTTTGACTCCGTCAACCTCAATCTCCAACTGTTCGTCTCGAACTTCGTGTCCACTCTCTTTAACGAGCAAAAGCATTAGCTGCTCGATGACGTCCCCGTAAAGAAACTTCAGTAGCGTCTTGCCTTCTAGGACTTCTTTATCTTCTTTCTTGGTGTTTTCCATATACCAGAGTTGCCGATCTGGTCGCCCGAGACTGCTAAATCTAAGCGTCGCACCGTCTCTGTCTTGCTTGGCAAGGCGGGTTCTGATGAGGTCTTTAAGTCCATTGCAGAAGCTGTCGAGGTTCTCCTCGCTGACCTCGTGATGGCTTGACGGATCAAAGAGCGCATAAATATCCTCTGGTATGGTATTAATCTTGGGCATTATCGAGCATGTCCTTCTTTTTTTCCACATTCAGAACATTCCCAAGCGCTCCATCCACCAAGACCTTCTCGACCTCGGCCTACCCACTTATGTTTACAGGAATCTTGCAATTTCTTAATTGTGTCTTTAATCTTGGGCATGGGCTTCAACATCAATCGTTAGGAATTCTTGTGGGTCTCGGTTTTCGATAGTAATCCTTTCGATTACGGGCCAGTCGACGTTCAGGTGTCCGTCACCCCAAGAGGCAGCGTATGCCTTAGCGACTTCGAAGCCCTCATCTGTAGCAATTGTAATATCAACATCTTCAACATAAGAGACTTCGCGAACGACGCGAAAGGTATAGCGCTGCATTGGCGTTCCTTGAATAAGATGTGGGCCTTCCACCCACCGGGACATGCTAGCGGTACGCCTGCTATTCGCGGCGAATTGTCTCTGCCGACAAACACATAGGACTACCCCTAGTGCAGAGTCTCGGCTAACTCAGCCATCCATAGACAGCTTACTCGGGAAAGTCGTCGTCAATATCTTCGCGACTACCGAAGTCCTTCTGAAACTGCTCATCTTCTGCGGCAGTCTGCTTGTAGTATTCATCGTCTTCAGCTAGAGGAGCAAACTCCTGAGCCTGATATTCCTTGTGGTCAAGAATGCGAATAGCACGAGGATACACAGACGGGTACTTGCCGGGACCCCAGTTACGAATCTCTAGCTTGACATCTGCTAGCGTCTCGTTACCGATCTTCGTCTCTCCATCCCACTTCTTACCAGCGGCATCGAGGACCTTGATAGGGTCGTTGTACTTGACGTTGCCGTCTTTATCTGTACGCTCGTACTTCTGCTTGACAGTGATGAACGAACCACGCTCATCGTCCTTATCCTTGATGTTCAGCTCCTTGTGCTGCTTAGCCTGCTTCAGGCCGTCCTTGTCGAGGGCCAGATCAAACGTCCAGATGTGACCGTCCTTGTTGTAATTCAAAACAGGCTCACCAAGGACCTTCGTCCAGAACAGCTTACCACGGAGATAAATGATTTCTTTGTCTTTAGCCAATTTCTATCCTTCGTTTCTAGAACCTAGAGCATCACCCTAGATAGACAGTATACCAAACTTAGAGGTGTTTGTCAAGCACTAATTTTACGATATCTTCGATAATATGATGCTCGATATAATAGCCGTCCCAATAGACGAGGGTCTCATCAATCGTATCTCGAATGATACGTTCAATGTCAGAGGTATTCAATAACTCGATCCTGAGGCTGACAGCGGTATACATAGTCCCTAACTCCCATCTTAGTGCGGAAGAAAGGACCTACCATCCGCCACTGATCCCAGTGATTGCGCTTCTGTGCATAGTACCACCCACTACGGGCTTGCATAACTCGATACATATTATCCTAATCCTTGTCTAATGTCATCTACAATTTTATCAAACTTAGTGTGTTTCTGCCCACGTAAGTCCGATTTTGGCGTCACATTCAATCGGGACACGGTAATCGAAGCTACGTCCGGATCGAGGAAAGCTTTCGTTACATAGTGCGACATATACGTCCAAATGGTCTGTGAGTACGTCACTTTGCCATTCGTCATGGATGTCACCAACTTTAAGGGCGTCGATCCTTTCACGTCTAATTCCTTGGTCGACATAAATCATCGCCTGTTTCATAATGCGGCTCTCGTCACCTTGAAGCAGGTACGGGATAACCATGTGGTCAGAGGGAACCAGAACCTTCGCACCATCGCACAGTGTGATACGTCCTGATTGTCGTAGCTCAGACTTAAGCCGTCTGATGAGCTTCGGGAGTGTCGGCACCTGCTCGAAGAACAGTGCTTTAGCGGCTTGCGCTTCCTTTAACGACACCTTAGCCTCTCCCGCAATCTTAGCGTCACCAGCACCCATCAGAGTTGCGTACGTGATCGTCTTAGTTAGCGCACGGGTTGCTAGGCCCATGTTCTTTTGGTTAGCTTCGTGAGGATCTTCAGAGAGAATAGCCTCAGTAAACTTCGCATCATTTAGGTAGTGTGCGAGAATGCGTAACTGAATTCCTTTAGCATCCACACCAACAAGACGACGTTTGGTGCGATCACGAGTAATCCAAAGATCACGAGCCTCATACGTGAACTGACCTGCACGTCCCATAATTGGTGACTTATCTTTAGCAACTCGGACAGCAGGAATGTTAGCAGTATTAGGTTTATCGTGACGATACCTAAGGCTGCCAGCCAACCAAAGGTTTCCATGTATCAATCCATCCTTGTGAATGTCTAGCCAACCACTGATCATGTTACCGCGAGCGTTAATCGCGATCCATTCAGCGAGAAGCTTGACAGGCTCGTTATCAGTAGACTCTACAAACTCTAATAGCGACGGTGATAGATTTCCCTTTCGTGTTGGTTGAGGACTTCCTTTGGGGGTAAACTCTCGGGGTTTCCAACCGAGTTCAAGAAGCTTTTCAACTCTTTGCTTTGGGCTTCCAAGATTGAATTCCACGTAATCAAACGCTGTGTAGCTTCCGTCTTCGTTAATGTCGATTCTAGGATACTGGGCACAGTGTTTCTCATAGTTCGCAGAAGGACTTCCATCGAGTCGAGCCGCCTTAACAAATCGCTTAACGGCAAGAAGCTCGGGGGGCCATCGTTTGTAGATTTCATCTCGTATCTCTCGTTCGAGTTGTCGTATCTCAGCGTAAAGCTCGTGAGCCTTGGGGACATCGAATGCAAAGCCGTTATTTCGTTGCTTGCGAATGATGCTCCACGCCTTGTGCTCGATTTCACACGCGCGATTACTGAACCCCACCTCACGCATCCTAGCAGACAGACGCTCATAAACGCGAACGTTAACGCGACAGTCGTTAAGGCAATATGTGACCATTGCGTCACTTAATCGGGACCAGTCGTTGAAATCCGTTTTAGGGTAGCCGAGCCTTTTACCCCACGCTTCGAGACTATGCCCACCAGCAAGGCCGGGAGAGTACAGCATAGAAAGTAGAAAGGTATCCACACAAGCAGACACAGGAATACGGGTATTAACAAGACGATTGAGAACAGGGATGTCGAACGCGAGCACGTTATGCCCAACGAATATGCATCCGGTGTTAAGCGATTCATTGATGAATTCTCTTATTTTTGGGTAGTCGGTGAAGGTTTTTTCTTCACCTGTACCAAGGTTGATTGCACACATAACCCAAACAACCGTGGGGTTTAATCCATCGGTCTCGATGTCCAGCAACCATTGCTTCGAGTTGGGTTTATCTAAGTACAAAAGTTAGCGCCTCCATTTATCTCCAAAATCTTTTTTAAACTTTACAGCAGTTGCGTATTGTTCAGAGTCTTTCGGGTAGGTTATCATTAGTTCGTAAGCTCTTCGAAAAAGATCATACATCTTATCATCATCAGAAAGGAACTTGATCGTCTTGTCGTTCGTTTCCTGCTTCATATTCGATTATCTCCTCTTGATCTAGTTCTTCTAGTCTCCCTGTCTTAGGGTTGTAGTGCAGATACGACGCAGGCCCTGTAGTACCACTGAAACGATTCTTCTCAACCGTTGTCTTAGTGATGTTACGACGCCAGTCGTTTACTGCTGTCTTGTCTCGTTCGAGCCTGATGACAATGTTAGCAACTTGTTCCACACCAGCAGTTCCACGTACGAGTCCTGCTCGGTTTTGGTGAATGACGCAAATGAGGGCAATGTTAAGCTCCATGCATAGCGTCTTGAGTTTGGTTGAAATCTCATCTAGCTGCTTACGCTCATCTCCAGATTGATCACTAACGATAATGCTGAGGTGATCAACAACAATGTACTTACAACCAAGAGCGTGCATGTGACGTACTTTTTCAAGAACGGCATCCACAGAATTACTTCCGAAATGATCCCAAATGACAACGCGATCTGTGTTAATGACAGAATCGTACGCAGCTCTGAGTTCGTCGGTGTTACGCTCTGTATCAGGTAGATGATAAGGCTTGCTGTTGTGAACAGACATAAGCCCAAGAGCGGTGTCGTGGTTAGGCTCTTCCAAATGGAGGAAACCCACTCCGTAATCTTTTTCCTGAAGCTCCTTGTTTGTGAGGAGGGCATACTCTACTTCCTTAATGATGGAGGTCTTGCCAACCCCCGTAGGAGCGTGAACAAGAATGAACTCCGATAGACGAATACCGTACGTTACCTTCTGCAAGGCTTCAAACGGCCACGGTACAGTGAAGTGATTAGGACGATTGATAATCTCGTCCCACATTTGAGTGCCTAGCTTAAGGCCGTCAGGCTTGTACGTTGGTGCTCCCCACCATTCCTTGACGAACTGCTTTGCACGACCAGCTTCTAGATATTCGTTAGGGTCTTTGAATTCACGGAGAGTGAGCAATCGAACCTTGCCGGGTTTGAATAGTCCTGCAACTTTAATTGCAGCGTCTTGACCCGGGAATACTTTTTCACCAGTCTTAGGGTTAACTTTGGCTTCGTCCCTATCGAAGCAGATAACGATTTCGTTAAAGCTGTTTAGGTACTCGTAGTTTCGTTTGCAGTCAGCAACTGCTGAAGACGAGCCGTGGACAGACACACAAGGAAATTGTGAGCCGGTAAGCTCATACGCTGCGAGGGCGTCATCTTGACCCTCAACGATTGTAATTGCCTTAGCGCTTCCCTCCGGAAATGCGTGTTGTCCGAAGAGGTCGAGTTCTTTTGCGTCCCCTTCATAGAAAAATACCTTTCCTTTCTTGCGAATCTTATTGCCAACGTGTTCACCCTTCTTAAAGACAGGGTACTTAGCGATGACATCAGAGTCGCGGTCCATATTTACGTCTACACCATAACGCTTCACCGAATCTTTAGAGATAGAGCGAACGCGCAGGTCATGATAGATGTTCGTTAGCGGACTAAAGTTATCCGAAATCTTTTCAGTGCTTATGTGGGATGTGCCTCCATCGCCATTGGTGTGATGACCACAGACAAAACAGTGTGTATGTCCGTCGTCGTAAACTGCCAACCCATCCGATGAAGGACAGGCTGGACAGGATGTATGCTCAACTAAGTTAGAAGTTATCTCTTAGCCTTTCATCGTGATGAGGAATAGGTTCAAAATCGAATCCTCCTCGATTATTTACTACCCATTGGGCGGCTGCGTTATTGACAAACTGTACGTCGTTAAACCGAGCAATTGGTGCATCAGCATATATACGAGCAAAATCGGTGATGAGGTGGTCAACGGTTCTCTTTGCCTTTGGCTTTTCCATACGATACACCTGTCTATCTGAGATGTACTCCGTCAACTGATAGCCAGCGTTAAGCAGTCCTTCGTACAGCTTTGAGTACCTGTCTACATCACTAGAAGGAACAAGATAGAACTCGTTGTTGTACGTCTTATTCTTACCCTCCCACGAGAAGGCGTCGTACGCCTTATGACGCTGGGCGAGGGCTTGCAACCTCTCAAGGGTCCGCCCCTGCATTTCCTTACGAAGCAGCAAAACCTTCTTACTGATGAGCGTCTGCTTGAAGTTGCCTACGCTGTCGACTTGCATCGTATCGGGGTTGACCCAACACTGACACAGGCTGTGATCGAAGCTGTCAATCAAACGATCAATCGTCATCTCCTTGAATGTTTTGACGATGATGTTGATCTTGATGGCTTGCCCTCGTACCAGTGAGAAGCCTCCATCACCTACACAGATTATATCATTACCTTTGATATCTGTCAAGCGTTCAATTGTGTAGCCTGCTGTTTCAGGGTCCATAATCGACAGCCTGCCAAACCGCTCACTTTCACCGAGCTTCAGCAGCTTGAGGTTAAACGTCAGCTCATCCTCATCAGTGACGAAGATGTCGATATCTTTGGGTTTGATGGACTCATCCATTACCCAGTCACGGGGGCTTCCTCCTGCGATGATAGCATCCGGCCATAAGGGCCTGACAGCAGCTAGCAGAGGTTCCCATACCTTAGGTCCATTCATAACTAATTTCTCCAACAGCCCCTCTTAGATGTCTCTTAGGAGCTAACAGTTAACAGATATTTTCTTTATCTTTTGCTTCAAACAGGTTTTTAACAGAACCTCTAAGATAATTATACCAGAGTTTCAGATCGGTGTCAAGCCCTATTTTTCGATATACCAAAAATACTGGTAATCCCACTCGTCACATAGGTAATTGATGGCTTCGGTTTCCTCAGCCGTCTCCACATGCTCGTTGCAGGGTGGATAAATTTTACCGAACATATCCCGTCGAAACTTAGCTGCTCGCAGGATGTCAAAAGCTCTCTTTTCGTTCATGTGAAGAATGCACCGAGGAGAGGGAACGTCGCTACCCCTAGCAAGTAGCCTGTGAAAAAGCTAAGCCACACAGGCTGCCCATCGTCTTTATCGCTCATTCCCTTGCTCCATAATACTCGTCTTCAACGACTTCCATCAGTTCTTCGGGGGTTGCCTCAACTTCAATCATTTCCTCTTCAGTAAGAGGCTCGTCGTGAAAGACGTTGTTGATGACCTCAAGACACGTACCACAAGGATCGAAATCCTCATGATCACGGTTGAAGGAGGGCTTTGGGAGGTCAGCGTTACAGATGTGACAGCGCATGGAGGTTATCCTCTTCTCGTTATTGTTTATTTATAATCTTCTAATACAGAAATAACACGGAAACGAACTCTTGGATGTTGTTTTCGCATTCTTTCTGCGTATTCTACGGCCATTGGAAAACTGTCACAACGAAATTTCTCATAAGGAACTCCGTCATTAAAGCCTTCAAGTTCTACACGATACATCATGGTAGGGTGTTGTACTTATCAGTTCCGTTGTAGTCTCCGATGCCTTCGACCTTCAGCTTTCGCTCAAGCACTCGAATTTCTCGTAGGATACGTTCCTTCTCACTCTTAGACAAGTCCAGTGTGTGTAGGTTATAGATAAGGTCTTTCAGGTGTTCGTATTCGTTCATGCTTTCTTCCTATTACGAAGCTTCCAACCAGTTTGCCAGATTACACGATCAATGTTTTTCCAGACCTTTGTGAAACCGTAGCAAAGTGCTGCAATCCATGCAATAGGCCAACAGCCAACGAGGATAAACCAATAGACGGCTTGGTCTCGTTCTTCCGTAAATCCTCGATCATTTTGAGTCCCTTCGTAGAATATTACTATTCCACGAGTAATAAGACCAACGGCGATATACATCGTAACCCAGAAGATAATATCGTAAATCATCGTGCAATCCTTTGCAGCGCGTTAGCGTAATCGTTAACAGTCTGCCCCTCTAATCCACAGGCGCTGTTCACTTCCAGTACGTAAGCCATGTTTCGGTTTCGATTGAATACCACATCCACACCTCCAAAGTCAAGACCCAAAGCAGCGACAGCCATGATAGATTGTTCTAGTACCAGAGGAGGAGCCACGACTCCATCCCGAGCAAAGACGAAGCCATTAGCATGGTTGCGAATCTTCCAATTTGGGTTTTCAACATCATGTCGTCGAGCCTTCCGTTGAGTGGCGATAACCTCATTATTAAACACATGGATGCGATATTCATCTTGCTTAGGCACGTACTCTACGTAAAGCGGGGCCTGTACGAGGCCATCTGGCGTAGCAGCCACAACAATACCACGACCGCTGTGACCATTAAGCACAGTCCGACAGACAATCGGATATGCGTCAGCCGGTATCTCCGCACGAGAGGTCCAGTAACGCGGGATTGAAACCCCTGCCGCACGGAAAGCTTCAAACGAACGAAGCTTACAAGCAGCGAGACCAATAGCGCGCGGGTTATTAAGGATACGGGCATTGCGTGGCACCTCACCTGATGAACCCCAATTAACGATTACATCGTCACGGCGGGGAACGAACCGTGAGCCTGTAAGCTTAAGCACACGGGCCCCCGACGCATCTGCGAGGGCCTTAGCAGACTTAGAGCCTTGCTTGTACGGGAAGATACGAAGACGCATTAGCGGAGTCCTTCAGGAACGGGCATAGCAGGGGCTGGATTGAAACGCATTTCAGCAGTACGACGAGCAGCAGCAGGCTTTTTCTTAGGCCCCGTGTCGAACGGATTAGGTACGTACACCTTAGCAATCTCAGGCAGAACATCCTGCCAAGGGAGACAGTAGATGATAGGTTGAACGCGACGAAAGCCTGCCGATGTGGAAGGATTAGCGTCTTCGATAGCCAGCAAATCGCTGAGGATAGGCAACCCTGCAAACAATCGTTCGATCATACCACGAGCGCCGTACGCACTGAAATCAGTAGCAATACTAAACGGATCAGCATACTCATCTGCAACCTCACGTAGGCGCTTAAGAGCTTCAAGCCAAGGCATAACCTCATCAACAGAACTGATACCCCTGAACGTACGTACTTCCAGCGAACCGAACGTACCGAGACACGCTCCGTTAAGAGCCAGATAACGATAATCCCTGTTGAATGCAAAGTCACCTGACTTGAATGCGTCGATCCATGCGGTGACTGCGAAGTCACTATCTGATAGACGAAGAGCAAACAGATTACCCGCGCGCCCTTCACCGCTGTATTCAGCCAGAACATCTTCGAACATACCCCAAAGGACGACGAACGATGCGAGATTGTTAAGCTTGAAGTCACGCATGTTGATGTGAACGTGAGTGGACGTGCGATAGCTGTTAACAATCTCGCCACCCTGCGTCTGAATTTCTTCAAACAACTTAGTCAACATCTCACGCGATTCTTCGAGGTCACACGGCTGAGAGAACACATACTCTGCACCACCACGATCAACACCGTTAGGTGCCCGCAGAGAGCCTTCATCGTGTGTCACCCAAGACACAGACCCTACCCGAGTACCGATAGCACGAGGAAGAGCGTTGCCTTCTACCTCAATCTCGACACCGAACATGCCTGTGTACTTGCTCTGCTCTGCCACCGGCATACGCACATCATGGTAATACTTCGACGTATCAAAAGTCTTCGAAATAGCTTTCGGAAACTTTCCGAGACTCTTCATTCTCCCGTCCTTCCATAGATCACGACCTCAAGACCCTGATTAGTATAGTGATCGTACGATTTCTTTGCTTTTTCGAATGTATCGTAGATGAATACTTGATCTTCATCCGGATAGTAAAGAAGAAACACTACATAATCTCCACGTTGTTTGGCAGGTTCGGATTCTCAATGATCATCTCAAGGAGAAACTGCTTGTCCGCTTGTAGGTAAAGCTGATCCCGGAATACGAAACCAACTTCTTCCTTCTTGTAGTACAGTGTAACGTAGCCGCCATTTGACTTAGCCAACGCGAACTCACGACTCACCGCAATGGATGAGCCGGGAATAAGCATAGTCACCGCTTCGTCGAACGTTGGATACACACCTGCGACCATCTCACGAAAGCCTTCAGATATCCTCAGATGATCCAACCCAAGACGATTGCTACCATCCAACGCCGTAGCAGTGAATGATTGCGATGATAGACCTTGCCTCGACTGACGCATCGGAATACGCTGTGCGAAGTACGTCTGCGATCCCAACTCGAATGCGTTGATGAAGCCAAGAGGAATTGGCTTGAACTTGTTGAACTCAGGATTATCTACCCTAGACTCGCCAACTTCACTGCCGTCAAAAGGAAACATCCGATAACGAACAGTCAACGCATTAGGTCCACGCCCACCCACGTCATAGATGTGAACAGGCTCGTTGTTGAGAGCAACAATGGTGTCAGCTAACCGACGAGATACATCTTCACGGGTGGTATACAACTTAGGACTCCTTAGGAGTGGGTGCTGCCGGAATGGAAATACCAAAGAGCTGCTTCAGCAACGCTGCTGCTGCACCCTGATCACCTTCGTTGATGATCGTCTGTGGATTACCATAGCTCGTGTAAAGCTGATCGTAGATACGACCTGCCGACATATCCGTGATCGCGCGGTTCACGAGGCGATGGATGAAGCGGCGATACGACTTCGAGAAAATCCACACATTGCTTGGAGTACGATACTCGACACCGTAAGACTTCGGACGATAGGCACCAGCCTTGCCGTAAATCTTGCGACGCTCTGTATCGCTGTCGATAGCGCACATACCGAGACCAACAGTCCAGTCGAGCTGCTTAATGATGTTACGGCAGATGTCGATGTGGTCAGGGTGGTCCGTAGGAATGTCAGAACCCCAACCGATGTGGATGTGGCCTGCCGCCGAACGAAGACCGCTGTCGCCATCTGGACGAGGATTAGGCTCGAAGATGTCGATGCTGTACGCACAGTAGTCCGGATCACAGCCGAGCACCTTAGCTTCAGCAGGAACGCCTGCGTAGTACTCAGGAGCAAACGTGATCGAAGGCTGAGCGATGAACCCAAAGCCTTCAGGAATCGCTGCCTTCATCTGACCCAACACCGTGATGATGTTGTCGTTGAACGCCTCGAAGTTACCGATATCCACCGGATCAGTGTTAAACTCAAGCGCCATGCCATCGACTTGATACGCGCCCTTGTTGACCTTCTTAGGAGCCTTCTTGTCTCCTTCGACCATGCCATGTGCGGTAACAGCAACGCCCGAAGCATCACGCACGAAGATTTCAGGATCGCAACCAATGGTGAACTTAGTAGCCATGATAGATGTCTCTTTCTTTCTCAGTTAAACGTTGTGGCAAGTAGTGCAAAGGAGCTGAGTCTCGTTGACCCAGCATTCGATATTACCTTCGAGAGCGTCTTCGAAAGTTACAGTAGTATCGCAGAAAGCGCATTGCTGCGATGTCTTCTCGTAGTCAGCTTTGTTTAGAAATGAACCCTTGTACCCTATAACTTCATTCCCAAAAGCAGGAATGGGATCATTAAGAGAGTCTCGACTAGCTAACACCCGTTGCTTGGCTTCCTGCCTCCTCTTGGCTAAATCTTGCTGCACAGCGGAGGACGACTCGGAGCCATCGCTTTTGCTTGTTGGCACTATACTGAGCATAGGCCGCGGTTGTTGGGAAGTCTGATGCTGTTGTGTCTGGGAGTTTACCTCTTGCTTCGGCGTAACTACTGGTGCGACCGGAGTGCGCGAAGGACCCGGGAGGCTTAGCCTCTGTGCCTCCTCTGTCTTTAATCTTTCTACCTTTTCTTTTTCCCAATCGAAAGGACTGCGGTAACTGCTTTGATAAGTCCCTCCGCGAAAAGGGGCTTGATAAGTCTTAGGCTTGTTGACCCCCCCTTTCAAATCTTCCTCGGACAGAAAGGAAATAACACGCTTTTCCTTATTTTCCCGGTCGATTTTCAAGACGAACCAAGTATCCACATCAACGTCACAGACATACAAAGGCTCCTCGCCCTCTTTAGCCATGTTGTCGAGGTTGTACGGCGAACGATTGATAGCAACGTTAATCATCCAAGCTTCTGAAGCCCAGACGATCTTCTTGAAGCCATCGCAAAACGCATAGTACAACGAACGTTCCTTGTTACGAAGGATGTTCAGCGTACCCTTTTCCTCGTCCCACCACACAGCAGCGTACGCACCATCGAGAGCTTCGATAGTTTCACGAACACCGACGCGAGCGAAGTTCTCATACATCGTCATCGAGTCAGTCGCTAGGCTGTCACCCGGAAGATCTTTCCAGTTACGCAGCGTACCGTTGTGAACACCTGTGATGTGCTCGTAGTTGAACGGATGCGCCGTGTACTTGTTGATACCACCGATGGTAGCCTTACGAGTGTGGCCGATCAGCGCCTTCTTGCGGAAAGGACTGAAGCGCTCGAACTTCGTCATGCCGAACAGCTCGAACGACGTACCGACCGTCTTGATAATGTCGGGAGTAGAGCCATCTTCAGGAACAATCGCAACGCCTGCACTATCTTCACCCCGGAGGATAGAGAGAGTTAGAAGCGTTTTGAGAATATCCTTGTCGTTGTATGATAGATCGCCTGCGATCCCGACTAAGCCGCACATTATTCACTACCTCTCGGGTTAAGGAACGGGACTTCCGTAATAGGCTTCGTGTTCTGCCCCATGACGTACTTGTCGTTGAGGAAGATGTCGATCTGATTGAGACACCAGATCGTATAGTCTACGTAGCCACCGACTTCCGGATGACCTTGAACGCAGACAGCGTTGATGTTTGGATAGATCGCTGCTTCACAATCCAGATGTGCTGGATCATTAAGGATTTTACCAAACGAAGAGTACGAGCGACCGTGCCCCTTAGTCTGAGCATAAGCGATAGGGAACATCGAGTCATCTTCGATCACCATCTGATGATGCATAGAAGACGCACGAATGATGTTGCCTTCCATGTCAATGATGTTGTGTGTGGACGTATGATTCTCAACATCCTGATATAGCTTACCGCCGTTCAGCACATGGAGAAGCTGCATCCCACGACAGATGCCAAACATAGGTTTACCGAGAGCAACCGCTTCCGTGTATATGTCGATTTCCCGAGCGTCTCGTGCCTCGTTGAAATGCGTATAACGGAGCGCCTTCTCACCATACAGCGCTGGGTCCACATCTTCACCACCCGTAAACACGAGCAGATCGCAATCCTTCACACTATCAGCGCGCTTACAGCCCGCCTTGGTGAACATCTCGATGACGCCACCGATGAAGCACGTACCAACGATGAAAATCTTCAGGTCAAGCTGAGGATACTCATCATCGCTGTGCCGTCGTGTTGTCTTCGATGTATTCGTGGGGATTAGCAATTCATTCAATCCATGCATCATGCCACCTCAATGTCGTAACGATAGGTAGGAGCGTTGGCCTTAGCGAACGGATCAGGAACAGCCTTCTTCGGAATGTCAATTCGCTTCAGTGGTGGAAGCTGCGACGCTTCGACAGTCCAGTCAGCCCGATCAATGCCGGGATACTTGAACGGCGCTTCCTTGTACTTCGCACGACCAATGTCGATACGCATGAACGTGTTAATCCACGAGTCGTGCAGCTTGTTGTTCGAACGACCGACGTAGACGAAACCAAGTGCTGACATCGTAGCGAGCAGCTTAGGCGAAGAAGTCGCTTGGCTGTCGTTGAGGATGATAAACAATGCATGGTTGTTGTACTTCTTGCCGTCTTCACCGTGGACGAGTTCGATAAGGCGATTACGAGCAGTTTCATCAATCTCCGAGAAGTTTATGATGACCGATGCACCGCAGCAGTTAGGAAAGCTAGTAACGTTCATGATAGATCAAACTCCTTCTGTCCAAACAATGTTACCGTCCGACCGAACGTCACGACGATCAATACGCACTGCACGAGGTGCTGCCCCTGCTGCTGCCGCACGAGTTGACCAGCCAGCATCCGAACGACCTGCACGAAGTACGTTGTGATACGTGCTAATGACAGTGCGAACAACTGGTGCAGGAGCAAGAATCTCAACGTAATGTTGGCTATGACCCCTGTCACTAGAAGTATGACCGTTATCCCAACGAACAACAGGATTTCCTGTGCCGGCAACAGCAATTACTTCACCTTCAGTTCCAGTAGGGATGTGAGCGAAGCCTTGGTTACTGTACCGAACACGCTGACCTATAGCAAAGCGAACAGGAGGGGCGATAGGAGTTGCTGCTGGTCGCACACCGTTGTCAGTTGCACGTGCGTTCACATCCCACGTAAACGGAAGATCGTTGAGAGGAAGGAAGTTAGCGCGATGGAAGACGTAGCACTTACGTCCGCTATTAGCGTTAAGGAAGCGAGAGACAAGACGGAAGCCACGCTCTGCAAGATGACGAGGCCAAACACCCGGCGTTACCTGACGCTCAGAGAGGACAACCTCGACCATCCGCGTCGCACCAACACCACCGATGTTAGTCATGTCGTCTAGGCGGGCTATGTGTGCGTCTAGTTCAGCGACCGTACCGTGATCGAAGCCAAAGATTGTGCGAATGCCGCAGCACTGACCACCGTGTTCAACCATATCCATGATAGATTATCCTTGCACCTTAGAGGAAAACGTCATCGAGTTTTGTTTCGTCAACACCGCTGCCAACTACGCGCAGCTTCTTAAAGGTATCACCGCTTGCCCCTTCACAATTTCCGCTCCTTCGGTAGTACCACATCGTGTATGATGTAGTGCGAGGCGGGCTATCAGTACGATGGGAAGAGCCAGCGGGAAGACGCACACAAATTGAACCTTCTTCAAGTCCCGCAAACTCCACAGGAGTACCATCGTCCAGCTCAAGCTCATCAGTTTTCATGAGTCTTTTCATTGGAACACCTCGTCGAGTGCGTTGTCCGCAGCAAGATCAACGTTGCGCAGCTTCTGCGCTTTAGGGTAATCGTTGTTCTCACCCGTATTAATACGATACCACCATTCCCCCGCGCCAGAAGAAACAGGCAACTTAGCGCCACGAATGCGACTACCTGTCGGTATCCTAACACGCACGTAATACGGAGGGCCAGAAGTGCCTAGTTTGCCTGTTGTTCGCATGAATTCAACAGGTGTGCCATCCTCTAGCTCAAGAGGGAGAGTAATGTCGATCATTCGAACACCTCATCAAGTTTATCGTCCGCCGACGTATCAGCGTTGACGATGCGATACATGCTCTTAGCAGTACCACCGTAGAAGATGCCGTTATTTTTGAACTGCCACGCATGATTAGGCGTCTCGTAGTATTCATCACGGCGGCCTGTCCACTCATCACGATACATACCACGAGGTATGAACGCAGTGAAGAAGCTGCCGTATGGTTTACCCTTCAACTCAACTGGCGTACCAGCAGGGTCATCGAGCATGAGCGGCAATGATAGATCAAGTGGGATTTTACGCTTTGTCACAAGAATACCTCATCGAGTTGATTGTCTGCTGCAACGTTAGTGTTGCGAATAGGAGGGCGATGATTGCCCCATCCAAGACAAGGCATAGTGGTAGAGATGTAAATCACGTAATACCCAGAAGGTCGATCAGGCCAACGCATAATTCCACCGTCTACACGGCGAATACTGCCATCTTTAAGGATTAGTGGCGTACCGTCCTCCCATTCGATAGGGATAGCAGGATCAATAGGATCGTTCATCTGAACACCTCGTCCATTTCGCTATCCGCTGCAACATCAACGTTGCGGATGACAAGATGACGAGCACCGCCACCTACAAACGTGCCGTCAGACAGATTATAGTAGAATGTCGTGGTTCCTCGCAAAGGAGTGCCGCATCGTCTGTGACTTGCTCCTGAAGCAATGCGAACTGCAAATGCATCACCTTCTATTTTAACGTATTCAACAGGTGTGCCGTCTTCGAACTCCAACGGCTGTGTTACGTCGATCACAAGAACACCTCATCGAGTTCGCTGTCAACAGAAATGTTCGCGTTAACAACAGTTTTCCTTGGCACCGTGAAGTTGGGAATCTTGTTGTACATCGACACTTGATGAAAGCCGCCCATGCCTGTCTTTTGCCACGTCATTGCTCCATTTTCATGGATGACAAGAGCGTAAAGACCATTATCGTGAACGCGCTCAAGAGTAACGGGTTCGCCGTCCTCCGTCTGTAAAGGGGAGTGCCAGTCGATCATTGAACATGTCCTTAAGCTTAAGCAGCCAACACCTGACGCTTGCCGTCTTTACGAACGAGCATGGCCTTGGGTTCCATCTTGAAGACAGCAGCGCGGCCCGTAACAGGCGACAGAGCAGCCGACATCGTGGTCGGACGAGCGAAGTATGCAGTGGTGGTCATGATAGATTATCCTTCTAATTCAGAGGGTTAATGATGAATGTTAGCCGCTTACAACGCCGGACATAGGAACCCTCGGATTGTATCGACGAAGGTTGATGCCGGGAATGTGCGTAAGGATGTCGTGAGCACGCTTCAGATGATAGCGAATAGACGCTTCATCCGTGATGCCAGACGATACGATCTTAGCCCGCAGGCTGAACGCATCACGACCTGTCCAAGCTACAGCAGGGACGAATTGGTCATCTTTAAATACTTGCATCAGGTGGTCCTTTCGGAGGCCAAAGGATTATAGCGAGCACGACTGCTAACGCCACTAACACGACAAGATTATGCTGCCACATCTTTTAATCTTTGCTCCCTTAGTTCAGCTTCAAGACTCTCACGAGTGAAGCTATATTCTTTGATTACACCAGCACCAAGAGATGCGTGACGAAGGATAGAGGCGGCGCACTGATCTTCGAGGGTCTTTAGCCACCTTGCTTTCTCAGCAGAATGTGACCAATCTCTATAAAGTTCTTCGTGCCGTTTGTAAGCTTCCCTATTTTGGTAATCACCGTAATAGGAAGGACGACGAGTCGGCACCTCAGCCGTTAGAGGCTTCTCGATGTCGATCCAGTTGCCCCACCAGTTGCGACGCTGAGCGACAAGCGCGACGACGTTCTCTTTGAACTTGCGCTCAAGAGTCACATCAAGAATACGATAGCGCACTAGCAGGGCCTCCCGCCGTGAGCGTATTTCGCAGGACGAGTAAGCACAGCCGTCTCATACATGACAGGCGACATCACCGTACCATGCAGCATACCGCGACATGCAGCAACGCGAATGATATCGTGCATCGACGCATGTTCGCTACGCCCACCGATGGACAGCTCTGCGCTGCCCTCTACGTAGTCTTCGGAGTTAACAGCAACAGCCATATGTTCGGGTTTCATGATAGATTATCCCACATGTATAGACACACACCGAACACCCAAGGGAGTCCAACCCTCGATTGGTTTATCCGCGATAACATCTGACAACGCACGACAGCGCCCGATGTGTGTCTAACTGTTACGGCTCAAGCGCTAGCAAGAGCCTTGAACGCTTCGAGACGAGCGACGAACGCACCACGGTCTGCTTCCAGTACCTTACCGTCGTCGAGCTTCTTCTCCATACGCTTGATGAGACGCTCGAAGCCATCTTCAAGGTCGTCCAACGTCATAGGGATATCCTCGTTCTGCAACTCCTGTGCATCGAACCAGTTGTTAGCACGAGCACCATCGACGTTGAATGGGTTGTATGCTTTGCTGTCCTCCTTATGGAGCCGACACGTCAAGTCAGCGCCCTTCTTGCTGATAGCAATGGGGCTGTACGTCTCAAACCAACGGACCAACGCCCCACGACGCATCGTGTTAGGGATAGCCGCTACCAGACGCATTGCTGGGTTTGCGTCACGGTGTTCTTCGACGTGCTGAATGACGAGGACAGCTGTGTCCTGAATGAGTTGGTTGAGTGCTGCGCTGTTCTTGGCTACGCGCTTGATGTTTGCATTGATGACCGCGAGTGTCATGATAATAGTCTCCTACTTTCTGTGCTCCCGTGTGACCATCACAACAGGCTGAAGCACACACCTCCATGTGCTTAGGTCTATGGTGAAGAAGGGTCTATGATAGATTATAGGGGCGTATCTCCTCACATATAGGGAAGTAGTCTTCCTCGTCGGCTCGCATCACGGCTCCGTTGCATGTGCCGATAAGACGAGGTGATGTGTCTGCTACTAGACAGAGCAAAAGCAGAAGGGCTTTCATATCGTTGTCTCCGCGCATGTTAAGAGAATAGTGTGAAGCCTTGGCGTTGCCGCCGCTGACCGCAGGCATATGACCTCCTGTCACACTACTCACCTAACTTGCGTTAGGTACACGTCTCGGCTTAGATAGACACACTGGTCCTCCTAAGGCTCACGCGGTAAGGTGCCATTGCTGGTGCCTTTATGCGCTACCCTAGGCGTGTGTCCGCCGAGGTTTCAGTTGTAGCCACATGCTACTCCCTACTGTCCCGCATCGTGTCAAGATGCAGTGGCCGCCGACCGATGGCTACCTATTGTGTGATAACGCTCACACCGGGCGAAAGGTTCCACGAGACTTACGCTATACAGCGACTGCGAGGCAATCCTTTAAGGCCGTACCAACGCATCCTTACGAGTAGGATGCAGCGAGGATACAAATGGCGTTGCCGCCTTAGGTGCAGTCCCCATTACGTGTGCAGTCCCGCTATGGCGTCCGAACTCTCGATAAGCCTTGGGCGCAAGCGCACCGCTAGTCTCGAATTTAACACCGTTACGCAACTGACCTACGTTAGCTGCGATGATGGCCGCGTTCCGCCTTGCCCGCTCTGCATCCGCTAAGGATACCAGCTTGGTTTCTTTGCGTTCAGCCGCCAGCTTTCGCCGTTGGTGACGTGTCATTGTATTAATTCCTTACGCTAGGGTCAGCGTTAGCTAACCGAAGGATTGTAACATTTATCAAGGCAATCGGTTATCATCCCCATCGCGGAGTTTCACCGCTTTAGCTATCGGCCCCGACTTGCCAACTGTAAGACGCTTGAGGAGCGATTAGGTTCCGAACAATTCGACTGAGAGCCTAGAAAAGGATCAGCGAGTGAAGCAACCAAGTCATTCAATCAATCAACTTACAAGGACAAGACGCTTGGGGACGTTGTTTGGTTCCGTGATAGATCGAATTATTTTCGGGTGACGGTACGAATCCCGCACATCAGTGGATGGGGTCATGTTATATTGTATCATCCATGCGCGTATATTAAAGAGCCTAGGCATTGACTACACATGTAATCGTTGAGTAGTCGAGAATGATTAGCGATATCAATGTGATAACATATCATGACATGCTATTGCGGGTGACTCGCATCTATCATGATTGGCACGATTCGTGAAGGATGCAAGGACTATGCCAAGCGGAGAACTTGAGAATGATTAGCATTAGCAAGGGTGATGGTACGATATATCATCATCCCACACAAAGCCTCGGGAAGATTGAGGAAAGACCCGTGGGGA